GCATAAAGTTAATTGCAAGCAATCCAGCTTGAAAAGCATTACCGTTGAGTTGGAGAGTGATTTCTGGATCTCCAGTCCAATAGGTAAACCTATCAAACATCATATTTTGGACGTTATCAGGTTCACCCAAGGACAACAACCCAAATGGGACGTCAAATTGAGCTAGTGTGGTACCACTAGTATCAGAGTCATCCCATTGGATTGTTGTTCTAAAGACTGTAGATTCAGTACCAAACGATTGATCAACGGAAGCTTCATTCACAGCACGTGCTGATAGAGCATCTTGGTTATAACCCTGATGGCTCTGAGTTGTCACTTGATGATTAACATTCAAGTTAACAAGCTCAGGGCCATGAGCGAAATAGCGCATTTCAGATTCTTCTTCGGAACTTTCAGCTATTGTGCTTTCAAAGACGTGGCGGTCAAACCGCTGCGAGATTTTGTTCAAAAAGTAAGGAGCATCACGATTGTGAAGACTCTCAAACTGATCAGAATAGAAGGCTGTTGTGTTAGCAATGTATCTTGGAAAAGTTACACCTGAAGAAGCAGTTCTATTAGACACGATTCGAACCATTGTGTCATGAGAGACGTTTATTGCGATAGGGCTTATTTCCGCTTGGAGCAGAGCATTATGAAGTTGATATTTCATTCTTTCATAATATTCTTTTCCCCAAATGGAAGCAAGCTCAATAACGCAATGAACCTCAGTCTCAATCGTTAGGTTCTTGTTTCGTGTCCAATGGATTGTTTCTTCGATGGTTTCTTTCCTAAGAGCACCGCAATAATAACCATTTATTTTGATCGGATGAGCGCCTAAAAACGTGATGTCTTCAAACTTCCTGAACTCATTTTGCAGCTCTTGGTCTTTCTTGTCAGAAGTGTACGTCTGACCAAGTTCAACCAACGTGTCTCTGATAACATGAGGCGTCAAGTGCTGAGCGACTGAATCACTGAAACAGAATATGTGATCGTCACCCAACACTTTTAGTCGAATCTCTTCTTCGAAGTTGATGTGAGGGCATTTCTTGTAGGCAACATAACGTAAGTACATCTCGTTGACTATGTTGTTGATGATCGAAGTGAACATGCACCCGGAGAAATGCGTAAAGTTGAAATGAATCAAGACTTTTCCAGCTTGCGCTGGCGGGTGCATTTGATGTTGGACAAAGATGTCCTTCACTTCTGGGGAGACTACATCATCCATTAAGCTCATCAGAATTTGATA